AATCATAAGGTCTGCTGGAGTTAGCTCCTTCTCTCTTTCCCAATCCAAATCATATGTTCCATCTTCTTTTTCTTCCCCACAATAAGTAGTTATAGGGTTGCCTTTACCAAGACCATCGGTTCTCCAGAAGTCATCATAGTTATCGTTGTGGTCTTTGTAGTTCTCTACATACTCAACTTCTTTGTCAGTCATTAGGTCTCCCCAAGCATCAATAATCTGACCCCTGCTCATATAGTCAGTAATGACCATCATATCAGCATCTTCTGGTCTGGAAGAAACCCCAGAGCGATACCAGTCAACTATCTTTGGGTCTATCTTCCTAATTCCCGGCTCTCCCCTATTGATATAACATTGATATAGCTCCTCTCCACAAGTAAGACCATCAAAGAAACCATCATTGAACATCTCCTTGAACTCAAGCTTCCTATGATAATCACTCATCAATTCATTGGTAACCCTTTCATTTGAGTCCTGCCAATTCATCATGGCTTTCATCTCTTCCTGAACTCTCTGCATGTACTCTTCATCGCTCTGGGAAGTATTGGCTATCTGCTCTTGGATTCTCTTTGCCATTTCAGCAGTTTTAGCCTTTTCAATCTCGGAGATGGCATTAGGATTGGTTACTATAACCTTGTAATCAAAGGTTCTACCAAATTCTTCTCCACGAAGAACATTAAGCTTGCCATTTATAGTAGGATAATGCTGAATAAGGTCTGGTGTAATGTCTTCACCAAGAGCAGAAGAATCAAGCATTAGGGCAAGGTCTGCCATATGAATCTTTCCATTCACAAGGTCATAGTTAATCTTCTTGTGAATCATGGAATTTCTTACAGGGCTATATGTGAAAGCATTTTTACTTGCACCATACTCTACACATTGCACTCCCCATTTCTTAGTTTTCTTTCTCCAAGAAATCCTTTGACTGGGGAATCCAGCCTCTATATCAACATGTTCAACTAACATAAGTTCTCTCTTCTATAATATATTATCGTGGCAAATATAAACAAAGCAACCAAAAACATCAACATTGTGAATAAATTATTAATGCTTGGTTGCAAGTCAATTAATTACCTTCTGTTTAGAATCCTAGTAAAGAATTTATCCATAGATAAATCTTGATAATCATGCTGTTCTTCTATTGGCCTTCCGCCACTTGATATCATAAACTGCTCTCGATACAACATTAATAATCCAAATGCTCTAATTCTATCAAAGTTCTCATATGGATTATACTTGATTGCTTCCATAATAAGAGCTCTGTTCTTTAATGAAAATAATTTCTTTCTCTCAATTTCTATTTCTTTACCATTTTCATCTTTTTGAACAACGGTCTCCCTTTGTATCATCCATTCTTTTGTAAGGTCATCAGCATAATTATTTATTGGTTTGGTTGCTCTAACACCCTTCATGTTGTTACCCATTTTATTTATGCGCAACAACTCTTTATCTTGGAGATATTCTGGGGTATCTGCAAGCAAGTGCAGACAATTCATTTTGCTGAAGTATGAGAAAGTGCCTTTCAAATTTGATTCGTAAAGAAGCTTGCAATTATAGTATATGCATAGCAATCTTGATACCTCATAATTGTCTTCTGCATACTCTTTTCTTCCAGTATACTCTGCTACAACATTGTCTGTAAATAAATCCAGAACAAATGTAGAATATAATGATGTAGAATCCATTGTTCCATCTTGGTCAATTGGGTCGGAAGCTGCTATATATCTACCAAATGGAACTTTGCCAGAGCTATCTTTCTGCGGTTGCATATATATTTCAAGCGCACCATTAGTCATATTATCCTGAATAGGATATACCCTAATTGGTTGCTCTGCTGTTGGTCTGAACTCAACTTCTCCAGACTGTGTTTCTACAAGAGTTCCAACAAATACATCATCAAACTCACTACTATTATTGTCAAGTTCATTGAGTCTCTGGTTCAAATCATTCACAGGAAACTTGTTGCCACGAGACCTCATCATTGCCTCTTGAGGAGTAATGGGTCTTTCTGCAATATTCCTTGTAATTGTATTTATGTCAGTAGTATTGTATTTAATACGATACCTGCCAAGAAGAATCTCTATAATAGCTGCGGTAACATCACTGTTTCCATTCTCATCATAGTGGCCTTTTCTGTTTAGATAATCTGGAAAGAAGAATGTAATTTCCTTTCTACCCTCTCCCGGCTTATCATATACATTTGGCAGGCCATACATATAGTAACCTTTTGGGTTATAAACTATCTCTGTCGCTTGCTGGAAATCACTTTCTTTATTACCAGCAGTACCTATGAGATAGATAGTTCCAAAAGAAAAATCACCCTCTCTTACAGAAGGAAGCATGATATTGTAGATTTCTCTGATATTTGAGAACGAGCCAAACTCTTCACATATGATAAAATTAAGACGCTTGCCACGAATCTTATCTACATCATCCTTAACGGCTACACCCATTGCCTCATTAAGAGTGCCTTCTCGAGCTCCAGTATCAAGATTTTTCCATCCTGCCACCCAACTCATGTCTTGAAGAGAGTTCTTTAACAGCAAATGTGGAAACTCTGTATATGTAGCTATAAAGTCAAGAGATGATTGGAATTTACTCAATATACCATCATTTATAAGGAATTCCTTACTATTGGCAGCTGCCATAACTTTCACAGCCTTACTAATCTCCGATGACTCACCAAGGGTAAAATACTTTGACATTATAGCAGACATGGAAAGAGATTTTGTCTTACCACGCGAAGATATTTCGCAGCCATTTAAACCTCCGTTCCAATCAAATATCCCACCATGTCTAGCCTGCTCTATATAGTGATATCTCAGATAATTACCATCCCATATTTCTGGAAAGTCAATAACTCTCTTACCCTTTTTACTTCCAGCAACAGTCTTGGTCTGCGCAATGGGAAAATAATTGAGAAAGAAATACATATCTCCAGTAACCCACTCTCCATCAGATTCTCTAACATATCCCTCCCAGCATCTTCTTACTTCTTCAAGTATCCACTTGCCAAAAGCACTATTGGGATTGCCATTTGGCTTCAAATCTGTAAGCCTTCCAGTTCTCTGAAAATGAAGAGCTGTCGGCCTGAAATAATCCATATCTTCAAGAATGTGAGGCTTGGTAACATCTACTATAATCCTACCTTTATCATCCCTTGGCAAATCGCAGGCTCTTGGCCTATTTCCAGCAATCAACCACTTAACAAATGGTATTGTCAAGCATTCATAAAATTCCTCTCTGACCTCATCTGGAAGTGATTCAATTTTCAACTCTTCCTCACTTGATTGATATTTATTCCACATCCTTTGCTACCTCCATAAAATATCCAAACATCTTATCAAATATTCCGTCCCATACTTTATCCATACTCTTACCACCACAGGACACAACTTTCAGCAAATCTTCTTTACCATTACTGTCTACCCTATAAATATTAACGGTAACAGTATGTATACCATTACCGTTGTCTACAAATTCTGGGTGCACCTTGCAGGTATATGTACTTCTTGCTTTCAGCCAATTACTGAAAAGCCTTTCAAGCTCAAAAAGGTCAAGCATAATTAAAATCCTTTCTCAAATGCATGGGCTTGTTCATCACCACCCCTTATTCTACCACCTTCATTAATTTCTGCATTAACTATCTTCTCTGTTTCAATCAATCTCTTTGCAAGCTGTGGTATTTTATCTGTGGCCTGAACAATCTGTGCTACATTATATACCTGCCTACCCTTATCATCAGTAAGTGTAAGGTCAACATTTTCAAGAAATTCACCAATTTTTGCAATAGATTTCCTCATACTATCAAGCAATTTCTGAGATGTGGTTGTAGTATATTTCTTATATATCTCTATTGCCTCTTCTAGCTCTTTGGTAATCTTGAAATCGGGATTCATTCCTTCTTGCGTAATAATTGCCTGCATTCTTTGCTCATCATCAAAGATATCAGCATAGCTACTTCTTGGGTCGGCAAAGTGATATATAAAAGATAGAACTTCCATAAACTTTTCCTTTGTCACACTCCTGTCTTTATTATACATCATTCGGAATGTCTTTACATAGAAAAGTTCATCCGTTGGAACAACCTGATAATTTTCGTATTTGATTAGTTTCATAATATAAAAGATAAGCCCCTCTTTTGTGAGGGGCTGTCAATTACTCTTCTTCATCTTCTGGCCCAAACTCATCAACAATCAGGTCAAGGTCTCTGTCATATAGGAATAGACATTCTTGGCCATCAATATCAATAACTGGGAATCTTACTTCATAAGATACTTCGTCCTTATCCTTCTCAAAGACAGAATTTTCTCTCATCGAATGAACCGGAACCATGTAATCTCTTGGATTAATCATTACAATATCTCCAACATTCAATGCCTCATAAGCTCCGGGACCAAGAGCTACAATCCTCTGGAATTCCTTGATTTCTCCTTCCGCTTTACTGGTATCAATAATACCATCTTTCATCTGGAAGGAATCATATTTCTCCGCTGTTGTTATCACATGATTCAGCAGAGGTCTGCATCTTTTTATATGTGCCATCTTTTACTCTATTTTCGTAATATCCTTTTACAGAATGATTATATGTCAGGTCAAATTTACCCAACTGAGGAACACCAAAACAAGTCTTTAATTGTTTTAAATCATCCTCACTTACTCCATTTTCAAGAGGTAAATCAGCTATATGCTGCTTGATGAATCTCCA